TACGAATGAACAGGTAAATGCAGCGAAAGATAATATAAACTATCTTTCGCTGCATTTACCTGTTCATTCGTAAGTTCTTCTGCTAGTTTTCCTGCGCGACGAGCACCATGGTCAATTAAGTCCTGAACACTAATGATAGTTTGACCGACAGTACCTGAGGTAGTCATCTACCACCCCGCTATCTTGGTAATCTTTCCGCCAGTCTTTTTAGCAAGTATTTTATTCGCCTTAGCATCAATTTTAGCTTCACTTGATTTAGACAATTTTCCAGCTTTAACTTCTTGACTTGCTCTAGCTTTTGCATTACCCGCATGAGCGCGATCAGGCATTGGATATTTACGCTCTCCTGGTAAACCAAATTCAGATTTAGGCAATGATTTACGAGTTTTTGTAGTTAATACTCCGCCCGTCTTTTTCGCTGCACGTTTCTCTGAGTAAGCAATTGCCACTGCTTGTTTCTGCGGTTTACCCGCTTTAATTTCAGTAGCAACATTCTTACCAAATGCAACTTTAGATTTTGATTTGATTAATGGCATGATTATGGAGTTACGTTAGCAGCTACATCAGATTGAATTAAGTAACCTTCTACACCGAGGTTGATTGCAGCAGTACTTGCGCTAGTTACAAATAAAAACTGAAGGTCAGTCTTACCTGAGAACTTACGAGGCATAACCCTATCAACATTGTAAGCAGTTACAAACGGAGCATTCTGACTAACGATATTTACGCCGTTAAAAGTGCTCAAATTTTGATAAGTCACATAGTTGGTATTGTTACCGTTGAATGACGTATTAGCATTTACACGTTGCAAGTAAAAATCAAATCCGTTAGGTACGGTATAAATAGACATCAAGCTACGACCGAATCCTACGTTAATCTGAGCGTAAGTGGTTCCGCCGTTCTTTGCAGTTACGATACCCGTAGCATTGCCAGAAGTAGTAACCAGCGCATTAATACGTAAAAACAAACCAGTTGTAGTAGAAGTTCCAGATGCATTCAATGTCACTGTTTCAGTCAATGAATTATAATTTGCATCAAGACCTTGAACTTGAATCTTTACACCTGCATCTGTAGCGCCAGCGGCACTAGCCACAGTCATCGCTACGGCAGAACTAGGGAAAGTGTATGCGGTAGCATTTTCCCAAAGAGGAATTTTTGTTGTGGTTACAGAAGATTGATAACCGTAAATATTTACCGTGCTATGACCATAAATTTGGCCACGAGAAACTTGCACATTAAATGGTTCAAATGCACCTGCGCGAGTAATTGATGAAACTGATGCAGTCATATTTTATTCTCCAAAATTTAAGAAAAGCAGGGGCGAACCCCCGCTAATTCTTACCAGTTACACTTCTTAGCTTTACCACCAGTAGCCTTGTGAGCCTTGCCACCGTGCGCCATGTGTTCCTTGTGGGAAACATGTCCACCGTGGGCGTGGTGTTTAGCAGCATGTTCGTGCATGGATTTGTGTCCAGCATGTTCGTGCTTGCTTTTGGAGTGATGAGCAACATGTCCGCCATGCTTGTAACCTGCTGGACTTTCTTTGATTTCGCCAGTGCCTGATTTCTTTGTAGGCATTTTTGAACCATCGTTGATCTTAGAGATATACTCTTTAGCAGTAGCCAAGCCGCCTTTAGCAAACTTTTTCAAATGTCCACCGCGCTTATAGCCTACTCCTTCAACACCTTCAGTTTTGGTGTGGAAAGATTTAGTCTGCTTAGCTTGATGTACTTTGTCTTTGATGTCAATCTTTGGCTTCAAAGTAGTTTTGGTTTCAAAACGATCAATAGCTGCTCCGCCATCTTTCTTATGCATCTTACCACCCATGCACATTTTGGCTTCATGCTTGTGATGTTCATGCATCTTTTTGTGATGCGCAGAACCGCCTTCTTTGTGCTTAGCAGCGTGGTGCTTAGCCATAGCTTTGTGATGCTCATGTGAACCAACAGGATGACCAGATACATGATGAACCTTACCGCCTTTTTTGTATCCAGGACCTTCTACACCTTCGGTCATACGCTTAGAATCACGACGAGTAGCTTCAATCCCACCAGCTAGACCGCCCATTACGTTCGGACCAGCCTTTGGAGCGCGACCACCAGCTTTTAAACCATGATGAGCTTTAGAAGCCTTTTCATGTTCATGATGCTTGAGTTCTTTTTCAACGCGCTTGATTTCAGCTTCTTCGTTACGAATATGACCGCCTTTGGCATGCTTTTTAGCATGACCGCCGCGCTTCATACCGTCGCCAACTTCATCAACTGAAGGCTCGGTTGTGAACCTTTTTGGTTCACGGATAAATTTACTAGTTGCCATGGTGTTTTATCTCCTATTAGGCTTGGTTTACACCGAGTGCACCGAGGCGAGTAGCGTTTGGACCAACCGCGATCGCAGGTACAGCCAATGAACATACTAAACGACGAACACCGTTAGTCGCGCTTGAAGGAGTGTAAGTTCCACGAACGTCACCAGTAGTCGAAGTAGCTGGGTTAGTCATATCAGCAACAGTTGCAGTTCCAGTATCTTCAGCTAATGCACTAGCCCAACCAGCGCTGATAATGTAGCCAGCGTCAGTAAAGCGGATAGGGCAACCGAGTACATCAGTAGTACCTACTGACACAGCAACGGTAGTACCAGCGCTAACGGAGATAGAAGAAATCTGATAGAACGCTTTTTTACCAGGAGTAGTCGTAGAAGCAACAGTGCCAGACGCGATAACTTCAGTCATAGCTTGACCGTAGTAGTCATAGCCAGACACGGTGAAGTTTGCACTAGCTGGGCTACCTGAACCAGTAGTTACGCTTACGGCACGTGGGCAATCCAATTGGATTACAGTTGTACCGTCAGTACGTACTACAGATTGAGTGCTTGTACCAGCTGCTAAAGTAGCAGTGCCAGCGGCAGCATAAATAACAGCTGCAGAAATGTTTGCAACTTGTTTAGCTTCAGGAATAACGTCCCAGATGTAAATACGACCGAGAGGACCAACGCCGAGGGACATTGGAGCTGGATCGCCTAGGAAGTAATTGCCAGAAGCAGTTACAGTAATAGAACCAGTAGCAGATGAAGAAGCACTCAAATTGTAAGTGCCAGTTGTACCTGAACCAGTCGCGAAAGAGGTAATATAAGAACCAGCAGTAATACCAGTACCAGTAACATATTGACCAACGGTCAATGGGTCACCAGATTGTAACGCGGTTACAGTCAACCCTGTACCAGTTACAGAACCAGTAACTACAGAAGCGGTTGCATTTTTTGCAGTGCCCATAAAGGTGGGCGCGGAACCTAGAAATAGGTCATCACTAAATTGTGGCATGTGTCTTTCTCCTTGAAAAGCTTAGACATATTACATTAAGAAAAAGGGGCTAGGCTTTTGACCCAGCCCCTGTGTTACATTAGACTCCAGGTGTGCCGTACATAGCACGTGGGTCTGTCCAGCTTGGCCAATAACGCTCGGTTGCCTTGTAACGCATGGAGTCGGTTTCAAAGTCGCCTTCCATGGTTTTCTCAAGAGCACGACGCATCATTAACTTCATACCTTCTGGGGCATCAGTTTGAACCCACCAGTTAGTAGCAGAAGTCAAACGGCTAATTACTGAAGCACCTTCTGGCAACAATCCAATTGATTTAATTGGGTTGATGTCATTGTTTGCTGTACCAGTACGTAGCACTGACTTCAACAACACTTCGGCTTGAAACACGTTACCAGGAGCCACAACCAATTTCAATGGTTGTAGGCGGATCTTCTTACCGTTGTTGTCAACAGCTTGACGAACCTGAATCAACATTTGCTCAAGTGAAGTCTGGGATAAGTTAGCAGCAGTACCTAGCAAGTTGCTAAATGTGCCGTTAACGATTGGGTGAGCAGAAGAACTCAATGCAACGCCGTCACCACCAGTGTATGAACTATTGAACGCGCGGTTCAAAATGTTCGCACAGAGGAGTTCCTTAGTTTCAACGAGGGACTGTGCCAAGTGCTTAGCATATACTTGACCAATACGGATGTGGTCTCCGTCTTCAACTAAAACCTTAGTCAAAGCGAATGCCAAACCAAATACTTGGTAAACATAGCGTTGCAAGAATAACACGCCACCTTGTTGATAGGTTACTGGGCTGCCATCAGGTAACTGAGGAGCTGCACCAAAACCGTACAATACTGGTTCTTCGTGGTAGTTACGTGGAATGCCTGCTTGTTCACGGAAAACTGTGGACCATTCATCGGCACGTTGATCATAAACTCCGTCAAATGCTTCGTTGAGGATTGGCTCAACTATTGAACGGAAGTCCGTACTGCGCATCGGGGCTGCCATAGTTCAGTCCTCCTTAGATAGCGTTAGAAACAGCGATAAACTGAGGTTTAGAGATTTGTATACGAACGATTGTATACGCATCACCCCAAGCATTATCAACATAGGGAGCCAAATCAACAACACGCATTTGGCCATTGTTACCTGAGCCTACTGCAGAAGCAGAGCCAAGGGTACATTGGGACAAACCAGTAGTTGTAGAACCAGCGGTGAGATTGGTAAAGTTATACTCATTACCAACTGAGGTCTGAGCCATAGAGCCATCAGCTTGAATTTCATAAACGATTTGTTGGTCGTTGTAGAAGTAAGCGATGATGCTACCTGCAATAGCGGTAGTGCTTGCTGGCCAATAGTTAGAAACACGACGGCGACCAGTTGTATCTGTCCACTCAACACCTTGGAATGAACCAGAGAATGCTTCGGTAGAAGTTACAGGCTGAATAACACCATTGTTTGCGTAATACTCGACGGGTTGACCCTTCAAAATGTTTGAAGCGTAGCCCGATGGGATACCATTTGCTAATGCCTGTGCACGTTCCAAGCCTGTTGGAAAGAATGCAGGGCGCAAGCCAAATGGAGCGGAAATAGCTGACATAGTTTGCTCCTTAAAGCGGTTAATAGGATTTTGGTTTTTAGCTTTGTTCAAAGCCGACTTGGCAAAATCACATTTAGCGCGATTTTAAGGGTGCATCTACTTCTAATTTAGACTAAGCTGCGTGAAGCAACTTGAATTTGAAAGAATTATAGCTCAATTTTGGAATAGTTAAAATTTTATTTTTAACTACCCCAAAATCTACTCAATTACTCAAATAATGGAGCTTGACGGCTGAGGTCAAATTCCATACCATCTCCTTCAATTTGACCAAGGCGTTTTCCGTTGGAATCCTTAGCGTTGAGGAGTTGTTCCTGTTGAACTTTGATCTTTGTTTGCTCATCCATTGGGGCATCATGGTGCATTTCACGCATAATGTCTTGATAGACCTCAAGAGGAATCTTATAAGCAAGCATTTCATTAACAGCGATAAAGCCTTCATGCTCACCAGACTTGATTTTCAAATGATCGTAACCTGAAGGCAAGTCATCCGGAGTAACTGGAGTGTAACCCATTCTCAAACGCTTATGAATTGGGTCATACTGGTTAGTAGTTGAAAGCCAGCATGTGTGAAATCCAGGAATCTCAGGGAGCGTCGGTAACGCTTCTTGAAACCACTCAGAACGGAACATACGGCGACGTTCTTCTGAAGATGCCATCGAGTCAGCTGGGTTAGCACGTGTATCATCACCACCGCGACTCTCACGACCTGCGGTTGTATTCTTTTTTAAACGATTGTCAGTCATAATTAACCTCTATTCTTTTGTTGACGGTCATAATCAGCAAAACGCTTGATCATTTTTTGGCGAGCCTCAGGATTATCCCAAGCACCTGCCTCTTTCATTGCTGCAACACGCTCTGGACTAATCCTGAACTCATTGGATTTTGTAGTCGCAGTAGACTCCCTGCCTGAACTAGTCATTACTGAACGTGGACGTGCAGTTTGCTTTGCAGCTTGACTTTGTTTAGGAACGTAACGAGCCATACGGTCACTTAATTCATCCCAGTAATCTTCAGTTGAAGGGTCATATCCTTCATCTGTCAATTTTTTGTCAATGATTTGAGCCATTTGGGATTCTTCGTTATTACCGTGCGGGTCGTACCATGGATTATCTTCCATCCAATCAGCTGCCATCTTTTGCACCATAGGGTCAGGCACTTGAATATTCTGCTGCTGGGGTTGAGTCATCTGACGAGTAGCATTTGCCTTTACGTTTTCTAGGGATTCTAGTTTGCGCTTGGCTTCATACCACAGTTCTTGAGCACGTGTTACGCCTTGACCGTCATTTTGACCGACTGCCTCGGTAAGTTTCATTTTTGCGTACTCTACTTGAACTCCTGCGTCATCAATCGCTTTATCAATCCGTGCTAATTCTGCTCCTGAAGTCTTCTTTTCAACAGCCGCAAGGCGATTGGCGAGGGCTTCATTCTGCTTTTTTAGTGCATTAATCAGAGAGCTGGATTCTTTTGCTTTTTCCCTGTGAAGTTGCTTCTTTAGACGACGTTCTTCCCGACGTGCTTCACGAATTTTCTCTCGTTCTTCAGCATCGGCAGAATTATCGCCATCATTAGCGTCATCATTTTGATGATCATCCGCTTTTACGTCTTGCGGATTGTCTTCTCCTTCAGGTAGCAATACCGCTGCGCCACCGTCTTGTAATTCTTCTACCGCTAATTGCGCTTCCATCTTATCAGTTGGATTCATACTAGTTTTCCTTTCAAAACTTAAATGAAGGCTTTGATAGCTCGGGGATCTCCCGTTATCTTGCCGATTAGTTCATGATCATTAAAGAACGTAAACAGTGCTTTACCCTTTAGACCATTTTCATCCGTGTAGTCTACTTCCCATCTGTCCCCGCCCCACTTAATAACACGGACATAATCACCGACTTCGCACCATGCACCTTCTGGCCAGTCTTCATTACTGTCGCGTTTTTTAAATGCGATTGGTCCCACGGCTAATACCTTGCCGACTTGGGTGTTCCACTTTTCAGTTTCTTTGGTTTCTTCAGGCAGGAGGATTCCAGCACTGGACATTTTCTCTTTGACGGCGCGTAATTGAACTAATATACGTGCCCCTAGAGGTTTGATCATGGGATCAACTTGAGGGAATGCTTCATCTAACGTCTGCTCTACATCAAAAGTCATGCGACTCTCCTATTAAAAGCGCCATACGGCGCGGGTTGTACTACAAATCCTTTTCTGATTCTTGCATTAGTTGATCGATCATAATCAAGACTTCACCAAGTCCCATATTCTGACCAACTAAACGATGATAGCTTTCTATATTGATTGCTCCACCATCAGCAAGAGAAAGGGCGATTTCAAGTCGCCGATTCTTTATCAAGCCGATTAAGTCGCCGATATTAACGCCCACGTGCTGCGCCGCCTTTTTTCATTGTAGCGATGCGTGCTTTACCTGCGAGCAACGCTGGCTTCAACGGAGCACCTTTAGCTGGCAAGTTTGCCACTTTAGATTCAGCTACCGCGCCACCATTAGCGTACTTCTTTACTTTACCGCCTTTTTTCATTACGTTACCTTCGGTAACTCCCATTGCCATTTTCTTATGGGCGTTGATTGCTTCAGACATTTGATTCTCCTTGAGGTTGTTGAGTTACTGCTTGCTGTTGGATTGCTGCTTGTTGAGCTTGTTGCTCCGCCTGCTGCATAGCTTGCAGGTGTTCTTGATTCGCTAATTGGGCTTCATGCGCACGTTCGGCTTCGGCTTGCTTAGCTTCGAATTGTTTTTCAATAGTCATTGTCGCTGCGTCGTTAGTTAGCTTAGCAGTTTCAATTTGCTGAGTGCTTACGATGCTAGCTTCCTTCTCTTGAGCGTCTTGATTCTGCTTTTGCGCTTTCAATTCTAAATCAGCTTTGTCGTAAGCAGCCTTGCGTTGAGTTTCCGCCATTGCTGCATCGCCCATAACCTTGACCTGCGCCATGACGTTCGGGTCGGTAGGCATTTGAGGTTGCTGTTGTAAGCCTTTGAGCATCTGAAGCATCTGTTGAATACCACTAGCTACGTCCGAAAGCTGATGTTTAGAGTCTGCATGAACGTGCTCAGTAGAAGCCGCGAGTAGTTTCTGCGCCTCAGCCATGATTGGTTGCACTTTGAGAACGTCAAAATGCTTACCGAGTGCCGCGCTAGTGTAGCCGTCACACTGCTTGAGGTACCAGAGAGTTAAATGCTGCTTCAAATGTTCAAGACATGCGGGAATAAACGTAGGTGCAACAATCGGGTTAGAACCAAAGATTGGGTCTTGAGCGTAATTCAAATGAGACAGGAAGTGAGCGATGTGATCCTGCGCGGGGAATGCGCCGACAGGCTTACCGAGCGTCATAGATACATTCTCTAACGCTGGGTTCATGTCTTCTACTTCATGTGGATCTGGTAATACGCCGTTCACGTCAGGAATCTTGATCTGTTTGAGGATGCGCTTCTCAACTTCTAAGCGATTGTACAGGTCAGGATTAGTCTGAGCGCGAGCTGCGAGGGTTTGAATCTGCGCATAGCGTTGTGACTCAGCAAAGATGTGCGGGTCAGAAACAGGAATGACGTCAGTATTGCGCTCAAAATCATCTTTAGTGACTCCGAGTTCTTGAGCCATGTCATTCTTGGAATACTCATCCATGTACCAGCGGTTAAGACGAGCGAGTATCATCAAAACTTTTTTCTGTGATTCGTGCAGTCTAGCATGTACCGAGCTAAACACTACTGAACCTTGCTCAATCAGGGCTTGGGCAGTACCGACAGGCATAGTATTACTTGCGTCAGCAATTTTTTCTTCACTCGTGGAGACTACACCTTTTGCAGCGGCATCTAACCAACCTAGTAATTGAAATAAAACAGGACTAGGTTGATTGAAAGGTACAGGCATTGCAATCTTACGAATGTCATCTACTCCTGGCGCGCCTTCAATCTCAGATACTTGCGTAGGTTCGATGACTGTAGATTGACCTGAGATCTTCGCACCTT